TTAGTCAAAAAGATATGGAGCATCTGTATACAACTTACGGTGCGTCCAATAAGAATGATAGTAATGACTTTGTTGGTTGTCTTGGTCTAGGTTCTAAGAGTCCGTTTGCTTATACCAAGAGTTTTACTACCACTTCTTATTTTAATGGCACTCAATATACTTATATTGCCGCTATTGATGATGCTGGTGTTCCTACTCTGAACCTTATTCATTCGTGCGAAACATCCGAACCTAATGGTCTTGAGATTAGTTTTGCTGTTAAGCAATATGACTTTACAGAGTTTAGTCAGAAGGCTATTAGGGTTTTTCATTATTTTAGAATTAAGCCAATTATTACTGGTGGAGTTCATTGGGATTTCACTAAGGATTATGACAATAAAAATATTGTTATTAGTGGTGAAGGATGGAGGGTCTGCCGCCTAAATAATGATACTAGACTTTTCCCGAACCATCATCACAAGATTAATAGTGGTGTTATTGCTCTGATGGGTAATATCGCCTATCCTGTTCAGGTAGAAAATCTGATCGGTGAAGAGAAGGCTGAAACTCCAGACCATATTGCTCGTTGGAATAGGGCTTTTAACAAGGCGGATATTGCGTCTTGGAAGAGTTTTGTTGGCGAAGTAATTAATCATGGTCTGTATCTTGAGTTGGATTTTGGTATTGGCGAACTTGAAATGGATGTTAGTCGAGAAGGTTTGCAGTATACCAAAGATGTAATCAAGAATCTTCGTCGAAAGACTCAGGAGATTTTTGCAGAACTAAAGGATATGTTTTCGGAAAAGATCGCCTCTGCTAAAACTAAGGTGGAAGCAATCACTACCTATTATCAGTTGAACGACCTTGCTGGTGGATGGGGCGTTGGTGCTTCATGGACTGATAGTAATGGCAAGGTACATGATATTAGTTCAGGTTCTGATCTGGAGTATAAGTTTAAGAAGAGTAAGAATCTGTATGTCTTTAATTATCGTACAGCGGGCTATCGTTCTCGTCGTATGGTTTATTTGACAGATAGAATTCATCACGAAACTCTTACTGGTAAGGGAGCCGCATATTGGAATTCCACAAGAAAGAGTGGAGAAATGAAATTCTTCTACTGTGATATGGCAGCAGTAGAAACAGCAAAGAAGATTGCCACAAAGTATTCAAATCAAAATGATTGTTTTGTATACCTTATGGTAGACACAGAAGATCACAAAAATGTTACTAAGGGTTTTGATGATCTAGTGTCTGATGTTGGAGAGGATAATGTACTCAATATATCAGACTATCGTGATCTTATTAAGTCAACACCAAAGAATAAGGGAAGTAAGGGTAGTAAGGGTAGTGTCAGCGATCAAGATGTTTTCTTGATTATTGGTGACCAAAAGAATACCAGTCCTTTGACTATTGGTTATAATTCTTCTCCGTATATGAGAAGCATGACAACTGATCGTCTGGATGACTTTTTGGAAGAGGACACTATCGTATATGTTCCTATTCTACGATATGCTTCTACAACTAATTTTCCATCAGTAACTGAAATCTATAAGCAATTGTCTGGTGACAATATCAAGAGAATTCCAGATTTTCTTGGTGATACAAATATCTATGCTATCAAGCATAATTTTGTACAGAAACTAGTCAATGAAGGATACAACCTTGTGGATTTTAATACTTGGATGCAAGAGCGTCTAAAGGATTATAATAAGAACAAGTTTGCTGACATGATTAAGTTTAATACTATGGTGGAGAATTGTAAGAAAGAATTGTCTAGCGAAGATAGAACCACTTCAGATTACTATGGAAGAGGTTCAACAGACAAGACTGTTCTGTATCATATTCTTAATATCTTTGGTCTGGAATATGAAAAGTATATTCCTAACAAGGAATTGGTCAAGTGTCTAGATAGTCTAATGGTTATGGAGTTTTTTGCGGATACTATTCATCGAGATAACTTTGATATGAGTAGATTTTCTGCCAAAGATTATTATGGTCTAATTACCAGACTATTGAGCGACATTGGAATCAATGGACTTGATAGTAAAGAGATTAAGACCATGAATATCGCATATAATACTATTCTACATATGCTCGCTTGTTTGTATCATCTTGAGACTGACAACAAAGCATATGAAAAATATACAGATATTATTAAGAGTAATTCTGGTGATTTGTACAAGATGCCCAGCATGGATACGATAAGAAATACTTTGAAAGTGGAACTTGACAAGAACCCCATGCTCAAGTATATTATTGCCAGTGTCAGTGTTGATGGCAACATCAGAAGTCTGAACAAAAACCCAAATCCTCTAAAACAGGTTGAGGGTAATGGTAGTCGATATCATTACTATGGCAATACTGGTGGTAGAGAAAGTTGGTTTCAAAAACTGGATGATGTGGAGTCATTCAGACAACAATTGAGTAGCACAATCGGTTAATTTCACAGGAAAACAGGAGTTTACAATGAGCGTTCCTTTTATGTGGGTTGATGGTAATCTGACTCTGGTGCTTAATAATAAGACTTATCAGGTCTTGCCAGATCATATTAATTACAAGACGATCCTAGAGATTCTACCAACTGCTACAGCAGATGAACTTTTGGATATTGTGGATGTGGAAAAGGCTGTTGCTAGTTTTAGTGATGGTCTTGTGGAGATTAAGAACGGCCAAGTCACCTATGAGGGCGAGGTTGTTCATGGTAGTATCAGTAAGCGTATTCTGGAGTTTATGAGCAAGGGCTTGCCTTTCCAGCCTCTTGTTAATTTCCTGAATAATCTTATGGACAATCCTAGTATGCAAAGCCAAAAGGAACTTTATGATTTCCTTGAACATGAGCATTTACCTATTACTGAGGATGGTTTTTTCCTTGCCTATAAGGCTGTTAGGAATGATTTTAAGGACAAGTATCGTGGCGTATTTGATAATAGCGTTGGTCAAATAGTTAAGATGCAACGAGCCAAGGTCGATGATGATCGTGCCAGAGGATGTTCTGATGGACTTCATGCTGGTGCATTGAACTATGTGGCGAGTTATGGTAGTGTCGATGCTGGTGATCGTATTGTGATCGTCAAGATTAATCCCCGTGATGTTGTTAGCGTTCCGACAGATTGTAATTGTGAGAAACTTCGCACTTGCCAATATGAAGTTGTTGGAGAGTATCAAGGCGAACTACTCAAGCCTCTTTACGCGGCCACCTTTAGCGAGGATGAATATGCCGATGATGAAGATGATCATGATTACGATTGGGGTTGGAATGATGATGAAGAAGATGTTGATGAAGATTATTATGCTGACGAGGAAGATTACGACGATCAGTATTGATACTAAAAAAGAAAGTGGAGTCTGGTGACTAAGATCATAACCTCTAGTTTTTACCCATCTAACTATGTTGTGTGAGAGGGTTCGATTCCCTCCCACGTTTTTAAAGGATAAATAATGCACGAAGATTATGACAATGAATATGATGATGATGAATATGATTACGATCATCCTTCATTAAATCCATACCAATGGTTTTTTAAGTTTGATGTTGGTCAGGATAGTCCATTGTCGTCTTGGATATCTGATCTTATTAATAGTGTAATGAATAATGATTTTGATATTCAAAATATTCCTGCTTTTCCTGTTAACAAGTTTCCTGTGAATAGTTGGAATCCCGATGCTGGTAAGGGTAAAATCTTCCAGTATTTGGGATCCAATTATAATGGTGAACCAATATGGAAAAGTAAATATTTTATCCATGATGAATTACAATCAGAATATATTAATCATTTAAGTAGTCATGCCGCATATTTTGTAAAACAACCATCGTATTATAAGTCTTTATATGAAATTCTAAATTAGAAAATATTAATGAATAATCAATGGTATGCAATAAATAATTTTGAAGAATTTATTAATGCCTCTAGAGCATTAATCTTTAATAGTTTTGGTAAAAGTGTAGATGATTCTGATCAAGATCCTATTGATAGTCTAATAAATTGTACTCAACAATCAGATAAAGAAGAACTAGACAAATCATTATCATATGATGAGTCTGCTGTTATAGCCAAAACAATTTTTACATTTGATCAAGATAAATACTTAGTAAGCGATAAAGATTTTATGAAATTTTTAGAACTTCTAAACGATAGACTAGTCAGTAATATTTTAAATAACTTGGCAAACATGGGTCTAGTAGAATCAGCATATGACAATGATTCAAATGACTTTGTTTTTTGGATAAAAGATGAACATAAAGAAGACATCAAAAAAATTATTGAAAATCCAGAAACCGATTGAGTACGACATTCATCTGAAATATAGATGTAAAAAATGTGCTCAAGATCATTGGCTATCTTTAAATGAGGCATCTACCAAAAATTTTAAAGTAGTCTGCTGCTGTGGTGAAGTGTTTGGCGTTAGGCTAGTAAAAGGCTTTAAACTTAAATACGAACCACAGACCACTAAAAAGATACATAAAATTCCGGTTGATCTACTGGACAAGTCTGTTAAATTATTGGTTGGTTATGGATTTACCAACACAGAAGCAACCGATTTAATACAGACTTCTTATATGAAAAATCCTAATGATGATTTTGCGTCTTTGGTTAAACAAACTTTGGCATCAATGAGGAACGACTAATGGCAACTAATATTATGCGACCCACAACTTTTGAGGATGTTATAGGCCAACAAGATGTTGTATCACGACTCCGTATCGTGGTGAGAGGCTGTTTAAACTCACAGGGGGTGATGCCCCATGTTTTAATAGATGGGCCACCGGGGCTTGGTAAAACAACCATAGCGGGTGCTATAGCCAGTGAGTTGGATACCAACCTATACACTGTGAACGCGGCAAACATTAGAAGTGTCAAGAATATTCTACCATATCTTATGGGTATAGAGGCAAAGTCTGTGCTATTTATAGATGAGATTCATAGGCTTCCTAAGATAGTAGAAGAATTCTTATATCCAGTAATGGAAGATTTTACGCTTAATATTACTCTGGATACTAAACCAGAAATTATTGACCTACCAATGTTCACTATTATTGGTGCTACAACTAGTGGTGGTAGTCTAAGCCAGCCATTTTATGATCGTTTCACAATAAAAGAACATCTTTCTTTTTATACCCCTGATGAGTTAGCCGAACTAGCCGGATTGAACGCAAATAAACTCGGACTAATCATTGACAAGTCTGATCTACTAGAAATAGCAAAAAGAAGCAAAGGCACACCAAGAATTCTAAATGCTAGACTACAGTGGTATAAAAATTACACGGCATTTTATGAGAATCAAAAGACAGATATTGATGAAATATTTAACAGTCAGGGTATTGATAGTAGAGGATTAGATGCTTATGATAGACTATATTTGGATGTGTTACAAAAATCCAGATGCAATCCTTTAGGGCTAAAAAGCATATCTTCTATGACGGGAATCGCAATTGAAACGATAGAAAATAGTATAGAACCATATTTAATTAGAGAAAAATTTGTTATTAGAACACCGAAAGGTCGAGTAATAGGAAACAAAAAATGAAATTCATTCTATTCTCAATATTTGCTTTATTACTATCGTCCATAACATATGCTGTTGAACCGCCCGTTTTTGTATATGATATGGTAGATGCTTTAGCGTTGTCAGAAAATACTAATAAACAAATACTAGTAGTATTTACAGCAGATTGGTGCAAACAATGTCAGATTATGAAAAAAGACATTACTGATAATCCAGGTATGGTTTCTGATACAATAGTTTGTTATTTAAATCTTGATTCCAATCAAGCCCTAGCAAAAGAATATAATGTCAAATTTATTCCAGACTATTGTATCCTAAGAAAGACCATTCAAGTTAGAAGGCAGCGTGGATATACTACAAAAGAAAAATTTATTAAATGGTTTCAAGATGACAAATAGTATCATTATTATTTTTATACTTTTAATTTTAAATGTTGTCTCTTTTATTTTAGGTTTACTATGCGGCAAGATTTTACTCTCTTCAACAACCACACACAATACAGAATCTTTTTTTAAGCAACAAAATAGAAAAGAAAAAAATACCATATCTATTGATGATACAAAATATGTTGTGGATATTAAAACAGATAATTTAGAGAAAAAATATGACAAATTGGGAGATACTAAACAATCCACAGAACAGATATCCTCGTCCATAAACAAACTCAAGAATCTCAAAAAATAGGCTATTTATTAGGCAAAAACGCCAACCATAGTAATCATAATGGTGTATCTAACAATGTGCGAACACAACAGATTAAGGACATTAAAACTAATCAATCTGTTTCTATTGATGAAACCAAGGTTGTAACTAGTATTAATACTGATAATATGTAAAAAAATCTTTAAAAAAATTCGAAAAACAACAGGTAGAAAAAATTTCTAAATATAAGAGATACAATATCAGTAAAAACTATGATAATTTGTATGGTATAAATAATCCTTTTTATGGGAAAAAACATACAAAAACCCTAAAGAAAAAATTATCAGTTATTGCTAAAACCCGAACAGGTAATAAAAATGCAAATTATGGTAATCAATATTCTACAGAAACACGAATTAAAGCTGGACATAATAAAAAAACTAAACTAACAAAACAAAAGGTATACAGAATTCTCAATATTAAAAATAAGACACACCAAGAAATAGCAGATATATACAATGTGTCAAGAAGCGTTATTACTAGAATTAAAAACGGTAGTCGCTGGGGCTTAATAACTAATATTAAAGGAGATAATATATGAGTGGACGTGGATTAGATGTGGGGACATCTTATATAGTATTATCAACAGATAAACCCGATGGCACTGTTGAATATAAAGATTTTAGAGATGCTTTTTATATTATTAAACCAACAACACCTGTTGCTACAAAAATGATAGAAAAGGGCTTGTCCGGTAAAACTTTTATTAAAGATATAGATGGCTCTTTTATTCTTCTAGGAAAAGACGCTATCGAAAAGGCTATAGAAAGAAATGATACGGCTAAACGACCAATGTATAGGGGCGTAGTATCTGCAAAAGAAAAAGATGCTAAAAGAATTCTAGCCTTTATTCTTAAAGAGGTTGCTGGTCAAGCGTCCGAACAAAATGAAAAATTAGTATTTTGCGTTCCAGCACAACCAGTAGATCAAGATGATGATGATTTCGACGTTGGATATCATGAAGATATTGTCAAAACAGTATTAGCAGAATGTGGGTATGATGCAAGATCAATTAATGAAGCAGAAGCATTATGCTATGCTGAACTTGATAATGATGATTATACTGGTATAGCAATTAGTTGTGGTGCTGGCATGACAAATATTTGTGTTATGTTAAACGGCGAACCAACAGTAGTCTTTAGCACCACCAAGTCAGGCGACTGGGTTGATCGTATGAGCGCCGTGGCGACCGGAGAACCCGATAGTGTTGTTCAAGCAGAGAAGGAGGCTGGAGGTTTTAAAGTTGGCGAACCAAACGAAAATCCAGTGTTGTCTGCCGTGTCAGCGTATTATGATCGCCTCATAGAATATACTGCCAAACAACTATCAAGCGCATTATCTGATCACAAATCGCTTCCAAAATTTAAAAATCCATTAACAATTGTGGTAGCTGGTGGTACTTCTCAAGCAGATGGGTATATAGATTTATTTACTAAAAAATTAATAGAAAATAATTTTCCATTACAAATAAAAGAGGTTAGACACGCAACAGATCCTTTGCACGCGGTTTCTAAGGGATGTTTAATAGCAGCGAAAGTGTTGTAATGATCTCGTTAGAGTCTTTAGGTTTTAAAATAATACCAAACTTTCTATCAGAGAAAGAAGAAAGAGAAATATTATCTCATTTAACACTATCAAAAAAAGTATCTGGTGAAACCAGATCTAGTATTAAAAGATATGGATCTAATATTCCATATAAAAATCAAATAGTTTCTGATAAAATTCCTGAGTATCTAGAGCATATAAGTAAAAAAATTTTTGCTCAAGGATTACTTAAAGAAATACCAGATTCTATCTCTATTAATGAATATCAAACAGGCAATGCTATAGCTCCTCATATTGATAGTTTATCTAGTGGTCCAATAATTACCATAGTCAGCTTATTATCGGATGCTGTTATGGTGTTTTCAAACAATAATCAACACATATCTCGCTTAGTCCCTGCTCGTAGTCTGGTTCAATTTAGCGGCCCGTTAAGATTTGATTGGGAACACTCTATAGAGCCTGTCGAATCCACAAGATTTTCTATAGTTTTCAGATCTGGGAAAAAGAGTGTATAACAATAGGAGGTGATTTATGTTAAAAATATTATTTATGTTATTATTATTAATAGCTAGCATAGTTAATGCTGGAACTATAGACCCAGAGGTTCCCGATCATAAATATACAGAATATGCCAAAGATTTTAATTATGTGGTTAGTCTATGTGGAAAAGGATCAGACGATAAAAACTATTGTGCATCAGCAGTTGTTATTAAACCATTTTATATTCTAACAGCTGCCCATGTTATTAAGGATGCTCGTAGTGGAACGATAGTTGTAGACAACAAAAAATATGATATTGAATATTTTAATTATCCCAATGAATATGAAGACAATAAATTTGGACAATATGATATTGCTATAGGTAAATTAAAGGATTCAGTTCAGTTAGAATTTTATCCACCATTATATAAAGATCGTGATGAGGCTGGTAAAATATGTTGTATATCTGGATTTGGATTAACTGGCACATTTAATACCGGGGCTATAATCTCTGATAACAAACGTAGGGCAGGGTCGAATATTATTGATCATATAGATAGACATCTTTTAATATGCTCTCCATCAAAATCTAAAATGAAAACTAGTCTAGAATTTCTAATAGCGGTCGGAGATAGTGGAGGTGGACTATTTATAGACGGAAAACTCGCTGGTATAAATTCTTGTGTTATAGCAGACAAGGCTCCTAGATCAGACTATTTAACAGAAAGTGGTCACACAAGAATAAGCAATTTCATAGAATGGATAGAAGAGAATACTAAATAATATTATATCCACCCGCTGCATAATAAATATATCCAACACGGTCGTTTGTCAAGCGAAACAAAATCTTATTACTCACTTGACTTCAAAAATTCACAACCTAATAGTAAGTATTAGATTCATATACAAACTCAAACCAATATGTCAGATTCAGATAAAAAAGACGTTCGACGCCAAAAATTTTTAGATAAAAGCTTTAAAAAAGAAAAAGTTTCTGAAGAACAAAAGTTTGTTGCTAAAAATAAAAAACAACTCAAGCGACGTATGGAAAACATGAAAGCAGAAGAGTTGTGGGAAGATTGGGAAAATGAAATATATTGAAGAACTTTGCCCCGGAGACACTTTTCAGAGTAATAATAAATTTTTCTTATTAACTTCTGATTTTAAAAAAAGCGGAGCAAAACTAGCATTTTCCCTGCAAGACGGCTCTGCTAAATGGTTTGATAGTCAGACTATTATTGAGACCCTATCAATATATAGACTCGACAATGAAAATAATACTATTCCATTAAAAGTATCGTATAATGTTCCTAATCAAATTACAAACATTTCTTAAGTCTTTATTTTGGCACGTTAGCAGAGGATTACCAAAAAGCGATAAAAAAACCTTATCTTATAGATTCTCTGTGTGTGTGGATTGTGATCAATACGATAAAACGAATAAAATATGTTGTATTTGTGGATGTAACATATCCGATAAAAGTATATTTGTAAATAAATTGGCTTGGGCCGACCAAAAGTGTCCACTACAGAAATGGTAAAATAGTGGTGTATAATACAATAATAGCCAACAACACTAATTAAAGAGGACAAGATGGGCGTTAAAATTCAACTACGCAGAGATACAGCAACAAACTGGTCAACTATCAACCCTATATTAGCCCAAGGCGAACCTGGCTATGAAACAGATACTGGTAAACTAAAATTTGGTGATGGGTCGCTACACTGGAATGATTTATCGTATTTTGCTGATGGTGCATCATTAACTATTGAACAAATAGAGGACACATTTGGTACATCGTTTTTGGTGGCTGGTAGTGGAATTATTTTAAACTATAATGATAATGGTAATTCTCTAACTATTAGCGCAAGTGGTGGAGGTGGCGGATCAACAACAGTAGTAAACTTAACTTTTAATACATCATTAAATACCGACGCTAGCTCTGGAGATATTTTTGATGTGACGTTAACTGATAATGTAACAATTAATAATCCAACCAATCCTGTTAATGGCAAAACTATTAGATGGAGAATCAGCCAAGACGGATCTGGTAATCGTTCTGTGACTCTTGGTGATAAATTTGTTATTCCAAGTAGCGCATCATCACCATTACCTTGGAGTACAGAACCAAATAAAATGGACATATTCGCCGCCACCTATCACTCTGGTCGTGACAAGTGGGATGTTGTTGCGTTCGTTCCGGGGTATTAATAATATATATAAAAATTAAATTTTACTTTTACTTTAAGGAGACTACTATGATTCTAGCTAATCCTATCACAATCACACCACCAAGCATCACCAAAAAAGATGGAAGTGTTAAAACTTTTAATCCAATAACTCTTACTGAACTTGATGTTACCATTATTGATAATTCTACTAGAAAGAGCGTGGTGGCTCAAATTCGTCCAGTACCAATGCCACTAGTATTATGGAGCGGGGCTGATTATGATGTTGCTGGTGATTATACTCAGGCTCAAGTTGAAGCTAGAGTTCTAGAACTACTAGGAAACGAACCGGCCAAGGCTTTAGAAAATTTGTTTGTTCCACCAGCTCCTCCGGTTAGAAAGTAATAAATTATGGCAACTCTGTACTTCAACGCCGCCGTCGATAGCGATTGGAACACGCTGGGCAACTGGTGGCTGGACGATACGTTCACCACGCCAGCGACGAGTTTGCCGACGAGCGTTGATGACGTTGTTATCAAGGCCAACGTATCCAGCAATAGCGGCAGCGATCCCACAGTTGCGAATCTGTTGATG